ATAATCGATCTCGACTTGTGGGAAGACGGCAACGCCAACCAGATCCCGGCTATCACAGTCACCCCATCCGGCCTCCACCTCGAAGGCAGCACGGCGGAGTTTGACCGGCTGCTGTTGATCCTGGGCGGATGGCTCCGCCCGTGATATCCTAATCACCCCATGCACCGCCTCATTTGGCCTGGCGGAAAAAGGACTACGCTAGCCCTCGGGCCTTCAATGGCCAAAGAGGGCTCCTTCTCCTAGCCCGATGACTGCGGAAGAAGCGCCACAAGAGGGTTGCACTCAGCCGCCCGGCCCGAGGCGGCAAAACCAATATCGGGCAGCTCCCGTTCAGTTTGCTGTCAGCGTAAATCGTGGTGAGGTCCCCAGTGACCCGGAACCGGGCGATCGGAGGAGAGGGGATTCCTTGGTCTTTCCGGGGGAGTAGATCCACGTAGCATCTCATGGGGAGTGCACGAAGCTCCTCAATAGCTCTGAGAGGAACTTACCATGCCGCGACGTTGCGATATAGACTGGAAATGCGTCCAGGAGTGGAGCAACTACGACCTGGATTTCGTAGAGGAAGCCATTCGTGTCGAGAAGGCGCTCAGAGCGGCATCGCCGAAAAAAGGATTCTTGGCTAGAAGGTAGGGATTTTCTTGAGACTCATATTCGGATTACTCCTCTTAGCCTTGCTCATCGGCGGCTCCGTGGGTGTCTATCGCACTCCATTCAGCTTCTCGGACATCCAGGCACCCCAGATCGTGATGCCAGATCTACAGACGGTCAACATCTCCCATCTCAACATCACGTTTCCCGAATTTGAGCCCGAGATCGGCGTATCGCCTGCGGAGATCGAGCTGGAACCCGAAGCTGAGATCGACCCCGAGCCAGAAGCCGAACCAGCACCGGAGCCAGAAAGCTCCTACGATGTCCGGATCTACCAGAAGGACAATTTCATTATCACAGAAGCCGCCGGAGACCCCATAGCAGCATTGCCCGTATCATCGGATGCAGCGGACCTGTTCAAGGCGGCCATAAATGCTACCCCCGACGGCGGCAGCCTGCACATTGGAGCGGGCCACTACAATTTATCAGCTCCTTATTCATTCGCACTCAACCCGGACGGCTCTAACATCTTCTACAGTGCCATCCAGATCCTAGACAAGGACATGGTCATGAGCGGCGATGGGATGGACGAGACCGTTATCCATCTGCTTCCCGGCCAACGTAGCCCCACAAGGCACGTTGCCATGATGCTCATCAGGGGCACCAGAGGCTATGATCCTGGGTACGAGGATTTCACAGTCCAAGACCTCACCCTGGATGGCAACCGAGCAGCCCAGACAGACGGCCAACCCCATGATGGCGAAGGCCTGATCCTGGTTGGGTCCGAGCGGACCAACGGCCTATACTACCGGCTAGGCCTGACGAACTCTTGGGGATCTGGCATCTACCTGGGGAACAACGGAGCTGGAGACAGCGGCACCAACGAGATAGTCTCCCAGGTGGTAGCCCAGAACTGCGGTGCGGAGGGCATCATCCTGGATACCTGCCACAACAGCACGGTGATAGACTCCGAAGGCTGGAAATGCAGAGAGGGCTTAGTCCTCTATGGGAACGACGATTACAAGGCCCGAAGCCCTGACAATGTGAGTGCTTCACGATTCCGGACGGATAGCCAGGTAACAGTCTGGCAGGTTAACGATTTCACCCTGAGCGACATCGAGATGGACTGCACCGATACCACAGGCTCTTACGGCCTGATGATTCGGGATGGGACCGGCCTGGTGGAGAACTCTGTTCTGGTGAGCAGCCAGACTAGGGAGGACTCGACCGGCGGGGCGACTTACATCCAAGAAGGCTCTGATGTCCTATTTGACAACTGCCTGATAGAAGGATACTTTGGTGTCCACGCCATTGGCCGGTCTCATGTCGAGGTCACCAATTGCAGGATAGATGCGCCAGGCGGCTGCTATTGCATGACCGATCTGGTGCCGGTCCAGAGCACCATCATTGCAGAAGACTGCTCTTGGTCCGGGACCAAGACGGCCATGCAAGAGGGCGCAACGTTCTTGGAACCTTCGCAACCTTCACAAGCTACGCAATAGCCTTCGCAACCTTCCCACCATGCTCGCCGGATACTCATCTCGCTGCAAAGCCTGCAATTCGCCACTGAGAACTCAGATTGAGCAGTGGCACACCAAGGACGGCGATAGCTCTCGCATAATCTCCGCAAGACTGAAGGAGATGGGCGTAAAGATTAGCTACCGAGCCCTTGACAATCATTTTGATGAGCATTATAATGTTGCAGACGTGGCCTCAGAGCAGTATGCCGAAAGCAAGGCAAACATGCAGGTGGATGCCGAGGCCCGACTGTCAGAGATCGAGGTATTGGATCAGCTAGTGGCCGGGAAGCATACCCTCCACCAAAAGCTGGAGAAGATTATTACCAATCGGCTTGCAGGCATGGAAGAAGCCGAGAACTACGCGGATCTGCCCAAGCTCCCCATGGCTTACGTCTCTCTCTACGCGGGGTGTGCAGCAGAGATCAGGCAGGCCATGAAGACCAAACAGGAGCTATTAGGCGAGGACAGCGGCACCAAGAAGGCGGGGGCCATGCAGTCCTGGGTTGACCTGATGCTCGAAGACGAGGCTGATGAATGATTGATCCCTCTCACAAAGGAGCAGCGCAAGGAGCTGAAGGCGCGTGCCCCGGTCGATCCGGTGTGGTGGATCAATCGAGCACTCGGTGTGAAATTCTGGGATGCTCAAAAAGAAATAGTCGAATCCGTCCGAGACAACGAAAGGACATCCGCCAGATCATGTCATGGCGTCGGCAAGTCCTACCTGGCCGGGAATGTTACCCTTTGGTTCCTCTATACCTTTCCTTATTCTATTGTTCTTACAACCGCACCCACTTTTCGCCAGGTCGAAAAGCTGATCTGGAAAGAAGTTAGATCAAGCATTCGCAAATCCAAGATCCATCTTGGCGGAGAGTTGGCTAAGAAAAGCCCTGAGCTACAGATAGTTCAAGATGAATGGGTTGCATTGGGCCTGTCCACCAACCAGCCCGACAGGTTCCAAGGGTTCCATGCGCCACATCTTTTGGTCATAGTAGACGAAGCAGCGGGCGTAAAAGAGGACATTTTCGAGGCCATTGAGGGTGTAGTTACCTCAGGCCACTGCCGATTATTGCTATTGGGAAATCCAACGCTGATCGGCGGCACGTTCTATCGCTCTCACCGGGAGCCGGGATGGTCTAGGTTCCACATCGCTGCTTGGGATACGCCAAATTTTACGGCATTCGGGATTACCGAGGATGACCTAGAGTCTGGTGCCTGGAAAGAGAAAGCAGCCAAAAACCCAGACGGATCGTTTAATTGGCCCGCGCCATATCTGATCACTCCGGTTTGGGCCGCAGACAAGGTAACCCGTTGGGGCAAGAACCATCCCGCATATCAAGCCAGGGTAGCAGGCAACTTCCCGACACAGGGTGAGAACAACATCATCCCATTGGCATGGATAGAAGCATCAATGGCCCGGTGGGAAGGTACAGAAGGTCAGGGCTCTTATGACCTCGGCGTTGATGTGGCCCGATACGGCTCCGATCTGAGCGTTATAGCGCCTCGCCAGGGGATGAAAGTCTATCCTCTACAAGTTCTATCCGGCAAAGATACTCAAGAAGTGACGGGAGAAGTTCTGCGAACGGCCCGCACAACCAATGCCAGATACATCAAAGTCGATGTGATTGGGCTGGGCGCGGGGGTAGTCGATCCTCTGAAAGCTGCAAACGCTCCTGTTATACCTGTTAATGTCGGGTCCGCTTCGGATGTGGTGGATGACGATGGCAACAAAGTTTACCTCAACCTCCGGGCAGAGCTCTGGTGGGCTCTTCGGGAGTCACTTGACCCGAAGAATCCTGAACCTTTAGCACTCCCACCAGACGACGACCTCCTCGGAGACCTGGCAGCTCCTATCTACAAGATCACGGGAAAAGGCCAGATCCAGATCGAGGCTAAAGAGGAGACAAAGAAGCGTCTCGGCCATAGCCCCGACAGGGCAGATGCTGTGATGCTCACGTTCGCGCCTGCTTTCACCTCATGCACCGAATGGGCACCACCGCTAGACGAATCCGGCATAGAAGACGAAGGCGTCTATTCAGGACCATATTGACATGTTCGACTCTTTACGATCCAAAGTAATATCCTTCCTCGGGGGAGAGAAGCACAACTCATCGAGCCCCATACTCTCTCTCGTGGGCCGGGAGTTTGCTACCCAGGAGTCCTACGAGGACAAGAGGATAGACGTATCCCAGCTTCTTGCCACGTCCGAGATAGGCCAGGTAGACAGCATCCTCCTGGGGATATTCAACCTCATGTTCAACGGCTGGGGGCTCATCCCGGTTCCACCAGACGGTATGGACCCCGAGACAGCCTCAAAGATCTCTCCTGACATCCTCAAGCAGCTCTGGCGGTTCGATAAGGTCCTCGACCTCAAGTCTCTCATGGCCAAATGCTGGATCGATAACCTGGCATTCGGGCCGGGATTGGTCGAGCTAGGGGTCCAGGTGGACGACGAAGGCAACTTCTCCGATTGGGGTAGGCTAGACGACTGGAAAGGTCCTGAGTGGGCCGTCCATCTCGATGCCACCAGCTTTGAACAACCATCGCCGCACGGCATGATGAACTACCGATACGTCGAGGGCAGGCTCCTGAAAGGCATCTGTTATGACACACAAGAACGTCGCATGGAGTACTGGCAGACTCAACCCAACGGCCAGGTACTCCAGATCCCAACCGGCAGGATACTCGTTGTCAAGGACAAGCGCTCTAGGTACGTAGACGGCAAAAGCTACCTGGAGGGGATCGTTCCTACACACCTACAGAGGGAGATAGTCAGGAAGAACATCATGCTCCAGATCCGGCGGGCCGCCGCTCCTGCAGTAGGGCTCAGGGTCAAAGAGATGAGGGATTCTAATGGCCACTTGATACCATTCGCTCCCACCGGCAAGCCCGGCAACCGCTGGGAGATGGCCTGGAAACAGGGTGGTCAGGCTCTTAGAGACTACAGCTCAAACAAGTTCTTGATGCTCTGGGAAGAGCATGAACTGATTGAATCCAACACGACCATCCCGCCCGACATCTTCCTGCCTGACGACAAGCTCAAGGCCGAGATCCTGAACCACCTCATCCCGCGCGACTGGATCGAGCAGAACGGTGCCGCCGTCAGCAAGTCCTCCCAACCTCTCTGGGACCTGGCTATGCTCGTGGTGGACGGCTGGCGGGCAAACCTAGCAGAACCTTTCGAAGAGCTCCTGACCCAAATCCTGGAGGCTAACGGGTTCAAGGACTGGTCAGTCGAGTTCGTCTGGAAGAAGCTGGAGTACGAGGACAAAGCCCAGCTCCGCACTCAGGCCCTGGCGGCCTGGGAACGAGGCGCTCTAACCCTCGACCGGCTCTACACCGTTATGGGCTGGGACCCGCTCACCGAAGAAGAACGAGCCCAGCTCGTTGAGGAGAAAGAGGTCTTCCACAGCACTCCTGGCATGCAGCTGGTGACAAATGCGGCACTGCCTTCTGTTGACGCCGCCAAAGACAAAGAGCCTGCCATGGAACTTCTCAAACAGAAAAGCGAGATTGCGATCGAGGAGCTAAAGTTTTACGGATATCTCAATCCGGATGGTGATTTTGTTGACCAATCCAAATAGACGTCCTATTCTACCCTCCCAGGAAGCGGATCTGCGAAGGCTGTACTTTTCTGAGTACAAGAGGCTGATTAAGGCCGGGGAGCAGGCCCCGTTTGCGGGTATGATGGCGGATCTGACACAATTGAAAGAGAGGAACCGCATATTATCTGGTGGTTTTTGATGGAATACAAAAAGATTGATCCAAGGATCTGGTGGTTAATTTGACTGCAAACAATACAATAGAATCCATGAAAGGGCCGATAGTCGTCGTGTCCCTCATTCTCGTTTTCGGTTTGGCCATAGCATTCGGCCAGGATATGTCTGATGCAGACAAGCTGGTAGGATTTGTGATCACCGGGCTTGTCGCCGTGGGCTATATCACCACCCATCAGCAAAAGGCTTTACTGGCTGCTCAGGGAGCCATCCAGCCCATCTTAACTGAAGTGGTGTCTGATATCCAGGGAATGGAACCCGAAGCACGAGTAATAGTAGCGAAACTGGAACAGGGTAAAGCCCCAACAGCCCAGGAGATCGCAGACCTCTATCCAGACGTTGAAGAGCTTATAGGCGACCTCCAGAAGCTGGTCCCGGCCACTCAAATGGCCATATCAGATACGGCGGAGGCGAAGTAGATGGACTATATTCTCTTATTGGCCGTCATACTGCTGTTCCTGTCATTCTGTTGGCTGGCTAAGAAATTTCATGATGTGGAACCCCTGACCCAAGAACTCGCGGCTTCTCGTGCCGAAAACCAGAGGCTCCAAAAAGAGCTAAGCCTCACAAGATCGGAGCTGGAAAAGACACGAGTCTCTCTAGATTCCTGCACCACCGCCCTGAATGAACAGTGACCCGCCCAACGGAGGTAGAATGGACAAGCTATTCTCTCCCGAAGATATCAGAAAATACTTTTATACTTCTTGCATTCTCGCCGTTGTCTGCCTCCTGACGACTATTTACCTGATCGCTGTCAGCGGGGCGGGGAACACACTTGACACCTCGATGGTGGGCACGGGCACGATGGACTACCGGCACGATTCTGAGCACAGTGCAGACATCGCTATGGCTGAGAATGCTTCCATCATGTACGACTATTCCCGGACATGGGGGCAGGATGTTGCCGTCGAGACGGCCAAAAGCCAGTTTGTGGTGACTTCGGCCAAAGGAGGCTACAAGACCCAGTACGCCGTGAAAGGCTCAGGAGCTGGCCATAAGGTGGACTACCGGGCAACCAAGATCTCCGGTGATGCCTCGTTTGCTTCCGAGATCAGCCTGTCAGCTACTGAATCAGGCGGCGAGAACGTCGATTCTATGATATGGTTCGACACCAGAGACGGCCTGGCAACCATACAGGGCAGAGTCTACAACAACACTGAAGGCCGCCCGGCCACCATCGAAGAGCTGGATGCAGTAGGCAAATACCTGCTGAACACCCATCTGAACGTCAGCTACGAGCCGATCACCCCCGAAGATTGGCTCGGCTTCTGCGCCGGCCTGGACCAGGACATCAATATGCCAGAGGGCATCTACATCCTGCCGGTGAACGACAGCAAATACAACTACAGCCTGGAGGGCGGCAAGATCGTGCGGAGCCTGAACACTCCTGCAATAGAACCGGCTCCTGAGGTAGTCCCAGAGAACGAGACCCAACCTGAAAAAGTAGTACCGGCTGCTCGGAAAGAACGAGCAGCCAAATCTTCTTGAGGTAAATTTTATGAGATATCTAATACTATTCGTTGCGCTGCTTGCAGCTTTTGGTATAGCCAGCTCTGCGGAGCTAAAGAACACCGTAACCGCTACCGGCATAGACTCGGCCGGCGTGACCGTCAGCAACCAGGCGGATGCTGCGATCATGATCAACGAGACCGCCTCCGGCATCCTCCTGAAGGACGTGGAGAAGAAGACCTACAAGCCCGGTGAGATGGCCAACTACACGTTCCGGCTATCCAATACCGGCACTGCAAAGCTCACTGGCATCAAAGTTGTAGATGACCTGCTAGGCCCCATAACCATGAGCACAACTGAAGTGGGACCCGGTGAGTTTGCAGAAGGTTTTGCCCAGATGAAAGTCACAGAATCGATGCTCCCAGGCCCGGTGATCAATTATGCGGAGGCCACTATGACAGGCGCGGGCAAAACACTTTCCCTTAATGCAAGTGCCGTCTTTGAGATCGAGGCCATACCCGAGATCCTGATCACCAAGCTTACGGATGTCAACGTGACCGACATAGGCAAGGAAGTGGTCTACACCTTCGAGATTACCAACACTGGCAGCCGGACCTTGTACAATGTCCAGGCAGTCGATGACAGGCTTGGAGAGCTCGTTCTTCCAACCACGGCATTGGCCCCCGGTGAAAAGATGGTAGTCACAAAAAATCATGTAGTGACCGTTGAGGACATAGAGGAGTAGGCATGGCCGAGCCGGATGCTATCGCATGGTCTATTGGCATGCTGATCGGCTTCTGGCTAGGCCTTTTAATTTTGTTCTACGTTTTTTGGCCGAGACGATGACCACCAGCCTCCAGAAGATCCTAGCCGTCCTGGCAAGTATCGCATCCGTCTTCGCTGGTGTAGTGACGATAGCAAGTTACCTGTCAGGCGAGGATGTATCTTTGCCCCCATCATTGACTACCCCATCATCCGACTCCCAGCCGATCATCATCCATGCCAGGGTGGTATTTATCGAGAAGAACATGACTTACGCAATAGATTATGACAAAAATTTGATAAAGTTGAACGAATCGACAATAATCGTATAACTGATATTTTTACCCCAATCGCACGGGTCTTATTTGGCGTTTTATTATGAATATTTCTGATAGATATCCTGAATTGATTGACTGGATAGAATCTATCAACTGGAAGATCAAAGTACAATCAATAGAACAAGTGGACGAAGTTTCGCAGACCGAATATGTTCAATCTAATTTTAAGAGAGAACGGCGTTCTTTCTGGAAGATATCGTATCCACATTTTCGGCCCTGGGATGAATTGTCCCGGCGATGAAACTACCTAATTTCGATTTTATGGGCCTTAAATCAATTGTACAGAGGTCGTGAATAAAAATATCAGCGGAATTCCAAATGAAGACCTACGACGAACTCCTGGAAGATGAGGGGTTTTGGCAAGATCTGAAAAGAAAGTTGATGGAAAATAACCAACGACTCTGGTCGGTCATATGGGCATCCGGTGGATTGGCGGCCTACCAGCTCGGAGCCAAACGAATTGCTAAAGAGCTGGGGATCGACTGGGCAGACATTCCCTTCCGAGGCCAGGAGTACTACATCTCCCATGGCCGGGATCTGATTGAACAGCTCACCGAGACAGACCTGGGCCAGATCCGGGACCTCTTGGAGAAGAACTGGGGGAAGGGAGAGAAAGCTTTCGCCCGGCAGGCCGAAGCCTCACAGCTCGCAAGTCCTGCCCGGCTGAAGACCATCTACCGGACGGAGATCCACTATTCGAATGAATATGCAGGCCTCCGCCAGGCCCTGGATGCTGGGATTAAGACCCGTTCCTGGCTGGCAATGGGTGATGAGAGGACATGCGATATCTGTTCGGCACTGGAATCAGAGAATCAGAAGATCCCTATCAGCAAACCATTCAGCAACGGCGAAATGACTGCTCATGCCCACCCGTCTTGCCGGTGTAGGGCTGTTTACGATCCGGAGGGATAAAATTGCCAATCCATATTGACAGTGCTGAGTTCGGCGGCAAGATCATCTATCAGGATGAGAAGATCACCGTGGTGCCATGCGTCCTCATGGCAGAGGGCGTGCAGAACAACGGCCTGAAACAGTTTGAAGACTTTTATGATCCTGAAGGCCTCGAAGGAGCGCTCTGGTTCGAGGGCGTGCCGATAGTCCGTGAGCACCCGCTTCCGTCTCATCACGTTACTCATAGTACTCCCAAGATCGGCAGGATACGGAATGTCGAACCCGACATCGAGCACCGGCGGGTCAAAGCCGAAGCGGTGCTCTTCAATAATCGTCTGCTGCCCGCTGAAATGGAGGCCATCGAGAAAGGCGAGGCGCTGGGCGGATCAATAGGATACTGGAGCGAAAGGGAGCCCGTGGCCGAACCCCAGCTGTGGACTGACGGGATCGCCTATGACCATATCGAGAGGCCCCCCTTCTTCGGTGACCATTTCGCATTGACCACTACCCCGGCCTGTCCGGTCGGTGTATGCGGTTTCAATGTAGATTCGAATCACAATGATTGCAACTGTCCAAAAAAGATTACGGAGGAGATAAAACTGACTACTGAACCTGAAATGGCTGCCAATGGGCAGCCGGTGTTGAATGAGAAAGAGACTGCCGGAGATCCCAAACCTCCCGAGGGCGACTCGATAGCAAAGTTGCCAGGGGAGAACGTGAAGGACGAAAACCCCGGTATTTCTGTGGATAGCAAACTCGTGATGGAGATGAACAACAAGATCCTTGATTCAATCAATGCCCTCTCGGTCAAGATCGATTCTCAGAACAAGGAGATCGAGGCTCTGAAGGCAGACAAGCAGGCTCGTGATGCTGCTGTTAAGGCGGAGAAGGACGAACTGACCAAGAACTCTCTAAAAGCCAACTTCGATCAGGCCTACCAGATGGAGTTTGATAAGCATTGGCCCGAGATCCAGACAAACGGCATAAACACCTTCCTGGCTAACCCGGAGCACGCTAAGCACTGGGACGTGAAAGGCGACAGAAAGCAAATCTCGCCCGTCGGTGCGGCTTTTGTGCAGCACGACTCCAACAGCGAAGAGGCCGAATACCGGGCGCTTGGTGTACCGACGTTTGAAGACCTTTCTCTCAAGCTCGGAGGTAGACGAGCATGACCGACGTTCAGGGACCAGACGGCATGGAGGCCTTACCATGCGCGGCTGAAGCAATCAAGGCCGGATATCTGTACAAGGCAGATGGCAGCTACAACATGACCAAGACCGCCTCAGTAACGGATGTAGTTCTTGGTGTCGCCGCAGTCTCAAGCATTGACGACAATGGAGACGCCAAGACTCTCACCGCTGGCCAGGTGATGAACTTCTATAGGCCGGGTTGCGGCAAGAAGGTCAAAGTGGCCATGATAACCGGCATCACTCTGAGAAGAGGAGACAGGATCTACACTTCTCAGACTGCCGAGGCCGATGGCTGTGCTAAGAACAGCGACGCTAACAGCGCCGTTTGCATTGGCACCTACTATGGCCCGGACAATCATCTGACTGAATCTGATGGAGAGCTGGCTGACGTTGCTCTCGACACTCCCGTGGGAGGCACTTAAATGGCATTCGATACTGGCGCTATGGACGTCGAGGCCCTGGGCAAGTATGTCAAAGGGTTTGCTAAGACGACCGCACGCGTTTTCAACACTAACCTCAACAAGCAGCCTATGGGCCTGCTGGCAGCGTTCCCGGTGGACAACCTGAGTTCTCAGAAGATCGAGCATTTCGGTCAGACCTGGGCGCCCGGCATGATCGACCAGCCCCTGGATGGCGCTGGGGACACTTCCAAATGGAAGATGATCTATAGCTCAAAGGACCTCACCAACTCCTGGGACAAGCAGAGCTTCAAGATCCTGGATTCTGCCGCTACCGCTCAGGCAGCCAACCGGATGTCTGTTGACGGCGCCAGGATGGTTCAGGACTACCTGGTAGCCTGCCGAGTCTACAAGCTCATCAGAGAACTCAAGGCCAAAAGAGCAGATGCCAACACACATGAAGCTGGCGAGATCGGTGAAGGCGCGGCTTCTGTCTGGGGTTCTGCCGGAGCAGGTAACGCCGAGAAGGATATTGCTGCAGCCATAACCAAAATCGTGAGCACCACAGGCCTTGATCTGGAGTCGGGCCAGTACGAGTTCGGTCTGCTGTACCCCTCCAGCGTACTGGATGAGTTCGCTGCTCTGAACCTCATCAACCTGGTGGTCACCAGGCTCAAGGACTACCTCAAGACTGCTTGGAACATCACCCCATATCCCTACACGCCCTATACCGACGGCAACGGGAACGAGTACATCGATGTGAATGGCGTCACTGCCTCCGATGTCCTCGGGACCTCTGCTCTGGTCTTCGTGAAAGGCGAGCAGACTATGATAGGCGGGAACTATGGGCCGTCTGATATCCTGCTCAACGAGACCAACCGCGAGCATGCCACAGGGTACATCAGCACGTTTAAGCAGTGCACGGACTACTTGGCCGTGCCCATGGATGGCAAATCAAACGGAAAGACAAAGCTGGTTTATGAAATCACAGGCGTGAGCTCTTAGGGGGAGTGCCACATGGGACAGAACCTTAAGAGTGGACATATGCTATTCGGCCATCCTGAAATGGATGGCCTGGCATATATCAAGAACCTCTATATGCTCGGGGACGACGGTGAGTGGCATAAGATCACGGCAACCGCCGATGAGATCAATGCACTCTCGCCCTCCAGCTCACCTGCAGACGGCTCAGTAACCAACGCCAAACTGGCAGATGATGTCAAAGTCGGATCTCTGGCGGCTCTCACAACCACCACCAAGACTTCAGTCCAAGCGGCTATCAATGAGATAGATGCTCATGCAGATGCCGCTTATGTCAAGCCTGAGCTGGGCATCCCCAAGACTGACATGGCTGCAGCCGTCCAGACCTCTCTGGGCAAGGCAGACACCGCCCTCCAGGTTGGCGTAGGCGTAACCAAGATAGCCCGGAAGACCATCCAGTTGGCAGGCGGAGCCTCGCCCGTCCGGTTCCAGGATGATGCAGTGCCTTTCATAACCGGCATAGCGGAAGCTACCGACATGCACACCGTAGGGCATAACGGCACCATCAAGATTCAGAACGACGCGGATGGCGACGAGACCGCTACCCTGGAATGTACTGCGGGAACCCACACGGGAGGCGGATCATGCAGCGAAGACATGACCACCGAGACCGACACCAAGTTCAAAATTAGGGCTAATGGTGACGAAACCTGGCATACTATCACCTGTGACTGGTCAGGATGCGACTCCGGAGCGGCCATAGCTACTCAGATCCAGACAAAGGTCCAGGCTCTTGGAGCTACACACGGCTACAGCAGGATGACAGTAGCATTCAGCACAGATCATCTGGTGTTCACGTCCCTGGATCATGGCACGGGCTCAACTGTAGAGATCGCCCGAGCGGACTCCCTGGACTGCTGTGATGAGCTGGATATCGGACCGGACAATGGCGTAACGGCAGTAGGAACGGGCGACGTAGCCAACATCTATGCCGTGACTCCTGCAGAGATCACCACCCTCATCAATGGCGATATGTCCAACGTCGAAGCCGATGCTTCGAGCGGAACTCTGGTAATCTCGGGCACCACCGCAGGCAGGGCCGGGAAGGTCACCGCCGGAGACGGCACCCTGAACACCCTTTGTGGCATACCCAACAACGAGGTAGCCTATGGCGCTCAGGGCATGGGTCTGGATGCAGATTGGGATGATGCTCTGTACGATGTGTTCCTGACCTACAAGGGCGCAGCCGCAGCATCCAAAGATCTGGGCTGGGCTTCTCCCACGGAGGCCGGGTTCACGGTGACCTGCGAAACCGGAGCAGATACAGGATATGTTAGCGTGTTGGTGGTTGGCTGATCGGGCCAACACCAACTATTTTTTGAGGTTTTATGTCAAAGAAATCTACGTCTCCTGCGTCCGAGCCGCCCGGAAAAGTCATCTTCGTCTGCGGTTCGAAGTTCTCCAAGCAATTCGCTCTCCGGGCAGCTGAGGACTTCCAGGCAAAGAGAGTTGATGGGGCCGGACAGATCGTCTTACCGGATGGCCAGATAATCCAGGCCGGTCCAACCTACGAGACCACGATGAGCCCCGCTTTGATCCAGATGATCAAGGACGGTGTATTACAAGCATCAAACTTTGGTAAATTGAAGGGAGGTAAAAAATCATGTCCGGCTCACAAGGCTACGTAAACGATCCACCTGCCGCAGTAGATGCAGATTCGACTAATGAGACTAACGATTCTGTGATAGCTCTGCTGAAGGCCATCAAAAACTTGCAGATCGATCTAACTACACTCAATCTGAGCACATCCACTGATATTGGCACTATGCGGGCTGACATCGCCCTCATGAAAGCTGATCTCGCTGCTATCCTCGCTATCCTGGAGAGCTGATTATGGGATTCCTTAACCGCCTTCCCGCCAGACAGGACGGCTACTATTCTCGTAACCGGATGTGGAAGAACAAGGGTAGCGATAGCGCTGCCAACCGCAGGACTCTTGTCAGCCCCAGCCATATGCTCGTGAACATTGGTGGAGCTGGTGCTCATGCTTACGAACGAGACTCCGCTCTGGAGATGGACCTCAACGAGTCTTGGGTCTGGGATACTCAGACTCCGGACGACTATACAGTAGCGGCCAACCGCGCGGGCAAGGACTTCTACGTCTATGCACTCCTTCCGAGCAGCGGGTTCTCTCCTATACTGGTTCTGAGTGCTGCAACCACCTACCCGGCTGGCTACAGCGCAGCAGACAGCCGCAAGATAGGGGGCTTCCATTGCGAATGCGCGGATGTTGGCACGATATCCGGCCACCCCCTCACAGGCTACCTGGCAGGAGATATCATCCCTCGGTCTATCCAAGATCTCAAGCACCGGCCATATGGACGCTTCCTTCCTGGTTTTGCCTGGGGAGGGCCGACCGATTTCGACAGCCTGAATTATGCGCCTCTGTGGGCCTCGATATACCACCTCTCCGGCACAGGAGCATCTATCGCATCAGTATTCGGAGCTGCCGCGACTGTCTCTCGGAATTTCTACGATTTCGCAGACGACCTGAAAAATATAGGCGCTAGGATGATGACAGACTGGGAGTTTGCGCAGCTCCACAGTGGCACGCCAGAAGAGACGAATATCTACGGGAGCGCGAATCCGACGACCGTTGGCGGACATGTGGATACTGCATCCAGAAGGATCGTCTCAAACATTGGCTTGGAGGACATGTCCGGAGTCTGGTGGACTTGGCTTCAGGATCGGCAGAGCTACATAGCCGGAGAGGATTATGCCGCAGCAATTGCGTTCGGCTACGAGAATATCAGCGGAACCAGAGGGTCCCATTACGGTCAAGGAACATACCAGGCACAGGCAGCGGTTATTGCGGGCGGTGCTTGGTATGGTGCGACGATTTGCGGTTCGCGGGCGCGTGATGCGAGTTTTCGGCGGTCGGATGCGCTTTCGATTATCGGTTGCCGCGCGGTCGCGGAGCCACAGTAGTCGTTATTCGTGCCTATGCGCAGCAAAATCAATATCATGAGGTCATAAAAATGAGAGGATATCCAGACGGCCCGCTCACCAAGCGGGATTACGAGAACCTGTTGGCCATGCCAGAGCATGAGAAACGGGCGAAGGAAGATCTGGCAAGACTTGCAGCAATCGATGACACAAAGATCACTGTTGATCAGGGCACGGAAAAATCGCCAAAACTAATGGAGATAGACAACCCAACGCCCATGTGGAAACGGGCCGGGTTCAAGGACAAAGACGAGCTACTGAAGCTGGCAGAAATGGAGTAAGATGACCACTATCTCAGACATCCGGGCGATCATCAACGCAAAAGATGGTACTACAGAAGGCGATGCGGTTGAGCTATCGGATGATTCTATCGAGATAGCCATTGATAACGCCGATACCTACGTCTCTGATCTGGCGGGCCGATCCGGGGCTTCTGCAGAGATCATAGCCCTGGCCAAAACCAACCACGCCGCCTATCTAGCCTACCAGACCTACGCAGATCGCATAGTCGAGGAGCTACCAGGCAGCTTCGACCAGGCTGGCGTCTTCCAGCCTATAGCCAACCCCATCGCCAAACAGGTCATGGAGAAGCTCAAGGGACTCAAGGTGACTTCCGAGGAGACGATCAGCCTCGTCTGCAACTCTCCCCCAATCGCAGAACAGGGAGAGACCCCAGGTCCGGCTGACTCCGAAGAATATCCGGACGAACTCAAGTTATCAAATCTGATCTCAAGGTGGTAGAACCAATTGACAGAATATGCTCTTTTTCCGCGACAGGGTGACCGCCTTAGGTCGCATTCGGTGTTCTTCCAGGCACCACGGGCCGCGCTCGCTGGTTACTGTGGCATATCTGGTATGGAAGTATCCCGCGCTTCTGTTTCTTCGATATCGGTATCCAGCGGCTACTACAAAAATGCAGGCACCGCGATGTCATACGCTGGGGGGAGCCTCACCGCCATTCCTGCAGCATCAGCTGGGATGCACAGATATGACCTGATCGTGATGGACGGCACCGACGACACCCTCAAGAGGATCGCAGGCACCGAGGGCACCCCAACCAGCCTGACCGACTTTCTTGAGAACCTGCAGCCCAAACCTCCAGAACTCCCCAACCTGAAATGCTACCTGATAGCCATCATATGCGTTGATGAAGACGGGGTACAGAGCGGGGATCACGGAAGCTACTGCACCGCAGGCGTGGCCGATATGAGGATAGTCTCGCCGATCTATGCAGCTTCCGGAGAATCAAGTTCATTCTGGACCACGGTGCCCGGATCACCGACAAGGGTCGCCGATACTCAGTTCACCATTGCGGACGTGGGCAACGCTAACCTCTACGACCAGATCCTCAAAAGAGGCGTGATCCTGATCTGGCTGGAGGGCAGCACGTTCCAGACGGCCATGGTGATCAGCTCTTCGTACAGCAGCAACGTGGTGACAGTGGATATAGTGGGCGACTCTCTGACAGCCGGGTTCACGAGCATGAAATACTGTGCCAATCATGCTATGGTCGAGCAGTTCATCCGGCCAGGAAGGCTCGGAGCGGGCACAGACGCATTCAAGACCTGGTTTGCGCCTTGCGATGTCTATATCCTGGCAGCGGATGCCCGAGTCAAAAGCGCAGGCACGACCAACGCCACGGTCTTTGATATCAACGACGATGGCGCAACCAAGTTCACCACAAAGCCCTCGATAGCCAGTGGAGCAACGTCTGATTTGGACAACGTGGCCGCCAATCCTTCAACTCTCGTTGCAGAAGGCAGCGCAATAACGGCGGATATCGATTCAGTTTCAACCACTCCGCCAACAGATGCTTATCTCTACATCTACTATTATCCGGTCTCGTGGCGATACAGGAGCTAGATCATGCTCGGGGAAGTTATACCTCACTCAGGCTGCCAGGCTCTTTACCATCTGGAATCGGATGGGTCAGACAGCTCCGGAAATGGCCGGAATCTTAGCGCCAGCGCATACAAGGTATTCTCTGCTGGAAAGTTTGGTAACGCCCTTGATTCCAACAATGATGATCATCTGGATTACTCTGATAGCGTTGGCGTAGACCTGAGAACTAAGATCTTCGGCCTGAGCTTCTGGTTCAAGATCGACACCCAACCAGCCAGTGGGTTCGGATACGAGTTTGTGCTATGGATGTACAAGTCCGGTCCGTTTTTGACCACCTATAAAAGCGTCAGGGTGACTTATTGCAGGCCATCCGGGGAAGGCTACAAAATTCAGCTAGAGGCGAACACCTATCCAACCGGCACTCTGGCAGATTTCACGGCAGTGCTCGGGCGGTGGTATAAGTGCGATGTCACTGCAGACGGCACAAAGGCCTATCTGTATATCAATGGAACAAAATATATAGAAATGACTCCGGGCACTGCTGTCGGATATACCCGCGAAGGCATTGAGCTTTTTGGTGACGACTCGGAAGCTGTTCAAGGTATGATGGATGAGGTTGCTTTCCTCGATTATCACCGGACTGAACAGGATATTGCTAGGCAGTATGCGTTTGAGATGGGGCTTTTGCTATGATCGATTTTAAGGGACCACACGAGAAGGCTCTTATCAAGATCGAGAATGCCATCGTTAAGAAGATTCTTTCTAACGTGCCTCCTCCCAATGCCCCTTCAACGATCCGGCAGAAGGGCTCGTCCAAGACGCTGGTCGATACGAGCGAGATGGTGGGGCATGTCACCCATCGCCAGACAATCAAGAGCGGCCAGATAATAGGAGAGATCGGCATTTTCGATCCGGAGATTGCCAAAAGGGCGAGATATAACGAATATGGGACCCGAGACATCCCTGCCAGACCATTCCTGAGGCCCGCGTTCGACGAAACAGCGCCAAAAGCTGCTGAAGAGATGGCTAACGAGATCTGGGATCAGATAAAAAAGCAGATGAGGTGATTAAATGGTTACAATCAGGCAGAATATTCAATCTATTCTAGATACTCTGCGGACGTTCGGGAAGGAGGTTCAGCTCCATGCAAACATTGATTTCTCGACTGTCGATGCCCAGACCATCATAGCAGCACCGGGCGCGGGATATCGCATACGGATCTGTCACCTTCTCATAATGACCACCGCGTCAACAGCAAACAATTCTGAGGTTCTAATCAAGAGCGGATCGACCACGATCAAGACTGTGGTAGGCCCAGTAGTAGCACTCGATTTTTCTGAGCACTGCAACCTGGGCACTAATGAGGCTCTTGTCCTCAAGGCCGAAGCTGCTGACCGCGTGGTTGGTGGCGTGGACTACTACATAGAAGCGGTGTAGGTTTTTTATGGCATTATCTCCTGAGTTGACCTATCTAATCTGGTTGGTCACTCAGTTTCCGGTAGAGCTTGGGGAAGACCCGTACGAAGATTTGCTTGCCGCAGTTGAGGCCGAAATCGCGGGCGGGGGTTCTGAAGAAGACAAAATCGAAGAATTCCGAGATGAGCTAGAACTGGTTGAGATCGTTGACCTCCAGACCGGCCTGTTGTTCATGTGCGACGTCGCCCTAGAGAGATGTGTACGCTCGGGACTTCGGGCCGATATAATCATAGTCAAATCACCTTCTGCATTCGATCATGCACCCCCCAAGAACTGGAACATCCAGTACGGTGTTCCTACTGATCCTGTTTTGAACTGACAATTTTTGATATTTGAGGTATTCTTATGGCAGAGACAGCAGTAATTATGGAACTGAACGGAGCCGGAGGCGTCAAAACTTCGCTCGCTAGCAAGGTCGCCCGGTTCTGTACCGAGGATAGTGTAGAGCCGTTACTGAACCACCCCTGCAGGATTCCTGCGTCTGGATTCAACTATTCATTCCGGAAGACCTGGTGCCTGTACATCACCGGCGATTTCAATCAGGTGAGAGACATCTATGCCTATGGAGATGGTGAGTTCGCTGACGACTGGGGCCTGAGCCCTGCAAACGGCGGGGGCCTGTTTGTTGGAAACCGGGATACTGGCGACAATGGCCTGCCCATTGATGCAGTACTTCACGGTTCTGACGAATACGAAGTAGCTACGGGGACCATAGGCACCACAGGCCATTCGATCGAGGATGTTGTGAACGGGCATCCCTACTACAAGGACCAGAGCACTCCGGTCAAGAACTTCGATGAGTGCCTTGCAGATGCCCCTCATCTGGTGGACTCCGGGCCCTACACAGACGACTTCTATAGCAAGGCGCTGGTGGCTTCCGCAAAGATCCCGCCACAGGCATCTTACGGCAAGAAGACTGCCAAAAGTATCACCTGGATCTACAACATATTCTAGGGCTGCCCGATGGCTCAACCTCTTTTTCGGAGGTACTGGATCAAAGTCCACCCGGACGGATCGGCATTTTCTCAGTTCGATCCGTTCTCGGGAAAGAGCCACGAGTCCGGGGAGGACAAAGATCCAGTAGCCCAGGTACTCTTCTATCCCATATCGCCGGGCCTGGCAGAAAAGGTCTGTAAGCAGGGTGACAGGGCAGAACCTTCCAATTTACCGCCTCTGGTGTTTGATATCCCCATTGGCGGGGGTGCCAGGCTATACCGGGTGGGCAAACTCCGGTACGACCTCCGCCAGATCTGCGGAATATGCCAGATGGAGTTCAGTCCTGATCTGGAAGAGTGCCCTCGATGCCTGGCTAAAAACCAATGGTACTGCGGATCTTGTGATGCTCTGAAAGACGATCCCATCATAGACCAGGAAACCGATCAGGTGAGGTGCCCGGACTGCGAAGCAACGCTGCCCCGAGGCCTCAGGCATATCGAGTGTATAGGCGACTTCTACCAGGAAAGCCACTACACGAGCTACGTTCTGGAGATTTCCGATAGGTGTCGGGAGGTTGAGTACATGGATATTGATGAAGGCGATTGGAAGACCTGTACTCAGGCCCAGAACACGCAACGGCACTTCATTCTCGACTACAAAATTAATCGGAAGGCTCCGGCATGATATTCGATGAGGGCATATTCGATGAATCTTTCATCGAGGGGTTTCCGGGCAACGGCAGCTACACGCTCGATATCATCCTCGAGGCTGCCGCCCTCCCGGTTGTCCACCAGGCCGATCTGGTGATAGATCAGACCAAGTCGCTCAGCTTCTATGTAGGAATGAGCGGCTACAGCATGCTCCGATCGCTGGCTGTCGATACGATCCTGACTCACGAAAGGAATAACCCCAAGTTTTCTGAAACAATCATCAATGCTATCGTCTGGTCGTATGGTCAGGAGGTCGAGGCCCTTGTAGATGCCATATCCACTATGGGCTTGCGTCTGGCTCTGCCGGATGCCACGACTGAAGACATGGACCAGCACTGGGCTAAGATCCTGGCTCTGAAGAGACGGTACGACGAATCCGATAGCAGCTTCCGGTCTCGCTTGTCCACTCGCCTGTCAATCATGAAATCGAGCGGCACAAAACCCGAATGTGAATCGGTAATAAACCATATCCTGGGCTACAAGGATGCGGCAGACATCAAGACATACTGGCCCGGCGAGATCGAGGTGTTCTGGAAAAACCCAACCGCCATGAAGCTAGCCGAATCCAAGTATCCCGAACTCTCCGAAGCTCTGGATAACATGGTGGCCGCCGGGATCACCTGGTCTACCAGGTTCCCGTACAAGGATTCCTGGGCTGACATATGCCTATCAGGAGATCATATTGCAGACATGACTGCAGACATCAACGTCCTCGGGCGAAGGCAATGGCAGTTCATGACAACAGTAGATCTGTTTGATGCTGGATCGGCAATCAACGAAGCGGATCTATGCTCAGAGACTTCACATTACCAGTCTGAACCGGTAGACATGCATCTGGTCAGCAAAAACAGGAAACAGCTGCTTCTGGATATAGCCAACGAGGCTAGCCAGGTCATAGACCAGCTATCCGATATCATCCAGGAGAAGCTTACCACGAAATCGCAGTCTATAGACGTGCTCTGCATGAAAGCCCAGCATGGCTATTTCCAGGTTGACCACATCTCGGAGAAGCCGAAATACAAGACCCTGGTAGTTGCGATGGAGCTGACATAATGGCTACTAGAACTCCTGTAGTACTGGTGGCCCTGCCTAATGTGTCCTACATGCTGGGCACTTTTGATATCCCGCATTACAAAAAGTGGTGGAGGTCTCGGGCATTCCCAGACAATATCTTGTTCATCAAGAAGGGGATGCACATCTATGGCCGGACTCACCTAGCTATCGCAAAACGGTCTGATGGCCGGTGGGCAGTCTACCGCAGCAAGAACTATGGGATCGACTGGGAACTGGCATGGCTGGCTGCTCCGGGGGAGGTCATCTATGACATCGTGATGGTCGCCTTTGGTTGGGCTATCATGAACACCTCTGAAGGCTTCTATGAGACCGTGAAAGCCGGGGCTACATGGATCAAGATCTCGGACCTGCCAGCAGGCACGAACTGTGCTTTCTGCAATATCGGCGGAGGAGACATCCTTCTCTGCACCGATGGTCATGTAATCTGGAGGTCCACTAACATCGCAAGGAGTTGGACCCAAGTATGTGACATGAGGACGATCCACCCGGCCGATACTCTGCCAGTCTACACCGGTCAGAGTATCCCCTGCATAGCAGGAGCTTGTGGGACTGCCTTGTGCGGTCATGGCCCCTGGATGTGCAGGACCGTCGATTCGGGCACGTCTTGGACTACGTTCCACTCATGGGACATGTACATTGATAGCGATGAGGCGATAGTCTACGACAACGACCTGAAAAATTGGCATAACTGTTTTCCACCACCAGATGTCATTGATGAGAGGCGAGACGGGTTCCTGATCAGCGAGATCGTCGTTGCCAGTGTGGACGGGCCAACGGCGGATGATGCTACTTTCGTGGTCAAGACGAAAGATATCAAGCCGGTGAGCAGGAAATATTATACTCGCCTGTTCAAGACCTTTTCAGGGTACACAATCGATGGAGAGGTTTATGGGAACTTCTGGTTCCGCTACATCCTCCAGAGGCCGCTTGCAACGAGCGACAACCAGGTTAGCTCTTATGACCTGCCAGTGACCGGATCGAGCGAACGGGACACCCTGATCTTTTCCGCCCAGGGGGGCGATGGTGCCCCAAGCCTGAGCCTGTACACTGATGTCTCGATGACCAACGCAATCTCAATTGATCCGGCCACGATCAAGGTCTACGATTCTGCAGACATGGACGACGTCCCGACCTATGGAGGCGAGTTCCTGGATGACAACTATGCAGTGAACACATGGGTTTACGGTGTCTGCGATAATCACGGCTACTGGGAACCCGGCGAAGGATATAGGAAACAAAACCTGAGCTTCGAAGCGGACATGGGGGTAGATGGCACAGTAGAAAAACCGCTGAGCCTGGATGTTATTATAGATACGACTTCCCAAGCCGATCAACAGGCAGACGTCCTGCTGAGCAAACCCATTCCAGCAATCCTCCCGACGGATGCGTTATTCGAGGGACAAGCAACTACTATCCTCCAGTGTGATAGGCATCTTGAGGGAAGTGTCACCAAAGACCAATCCATAGATCAGATCCTATCGGCAGACAAGCTGCCAGTTCTCGATATAGATGGAGTCTTTGAGAGCCGGGTTCGCAATCGGCTCTATGTTGACATGGGCATCAGGCGGATAGTTCCAATCTCTCACCGCTGCGATATCATCATCCTGGAGAACGATCTGCCTGAGAGATTGACCAAGATGGACCGGAAGTTCCCGCAGGTATTCGATATCATGGTGCCTGATGTGGGCTATGGGGTATACAGCTCTAAGAAGGAGAAGGTATGACGCTCAGCCCTGCCCAGTGGACCAGCATCTTTGAGGGCATTCCAAACGAGCTTGCCGAGGATGTGACCCTTCCGAAGACCCGGGCAGGCCAATACCACAACCAGCCCGAGTATCCCTGTATGGTGGTATCGATCATATCCCAGGGTATCCCGGTAGGCGAGATCCAGAGAGACATCTATTCTGAGCTCTCGGTAGACAAGAAGCTGAGGACCAATTGGTACGGTCAACTGCAGCGGGCTAGGATATCATGTGTCATCGAGGCTCTGGATATAACCCAAGTAGAGACTCTTACGAGCCTGTTCTATACGCTCCTCTACCAGGCAGAGCTGGGGCTCAATCCTGTTTGCAATAACATCCAGTTTAGGGGGACTGATCCCCCCCAATATGCTCCGCCGTATAGGAACGAACTTCTCAAAAAGTTTGTCCATCGTAGAGCAGTTGACTTTTTTGTAGAGTACAAATTCAAATGGTCGGTGCCGTTCGATACCATCCAGACGATTGATATCGATATCGACCTGATTGAATCAGATCCATGATTATTATTTTGAAAAGGTGATAATATGGTGCGTCAGAAAGGAACTTTGATAAATTTTCAAGGGGACGGGGCGATTTCTTCAGCGTCGCTGAAGTGGTTGCTGCGGACCGGAAAAGTTGCAATTGGAAAGGAGCGGGTCAAGATCATTGAACGAGACCAGCTCCGGAGATGGGGTGTTCTGATCGAACCCGAACCAGAATCAGCACCCAAAGAAGAGGTCAAGAAAACCAAAAGCAAGAGCAAGACAGTGAGCTGGAACGAACCGCAAGGAGACGTGATATCCGGTGTCTGAAATCATTGAACAGATAGGAGATAGCTCATATCCAGTCGGGCTTGTCATTCGATTTGGCATAATGGGAACAGTGCCGGTGCCGTTCGGATCGAACATAATGGCCGCTATCGGCGAAGCCACGCATGGACCGGCCATGACTGTGGTCCCCCTCACCAGCGAAGGAGAGGTCAGTGACGTCTTCAAGAGCGGTCCTCTCCAGAGAGCTGGTAGAGTGGCTTTCGCCCAGGGACTGCCAGCAGCCTACCTCATCAGGGTGCTTGGTGGAGGGTACGCCAATGCCAAGAAGTATGCCCACGATGGACTCACAAATACCGAGACCGAGACATTCTATGGGGGTAACGCTGAGGGACCTTACGATCTGGGCTACAAATGTTATACTCAGAACGTGGCCAATAGCGTGAGAATCGGCTCTGGAGATCCTATACCAATAGTCTACACCGAGGCTGGTCTGGTTACAGGCAAAGTCTATCTTGACCAGGAGAACGGCACTCTGACCTTCTTCACAGCACAAGGCCCGGAGGCTGACGAGCTGGTCACATGCTCCCTGGAGCACTATGGCAACCTCGGTGCATGGGAGAGCCCGAACACTGGTATTGGCGGGAATTCTGCCTTTGCGGTGGTTGCGGACGGCACGTTTGACGCCCGAGATGTTGAAGAGTTTCCGGGAGATGGGACCGTCGGGCCGTACTACCTGAAGTTCCATGACCTGATCGAGGACGATGAGAACAAGGTGCTCGTGGGCAATGCAGAGCGCACCATCGTCTATACCGCTCTGGGGCTGGGCGCGGGCGAAGTCTTTGTTGACAAGGCCAATGGCGCTGTGACATTCTTTGCTGGTGAAGAGCCCGAAGAGACCGATGCCATAACTGTCAACGTCCTCTACACGTCCAAGAAGGTCACTATTCACGATGGTGAGACCGCCTATCCTGCCATTGACAATCTGAACGATCTGGCAGCTATCCAGGCGGCTCTGGTCTACAACGATATAGTGAACTTCACCCCGGACGCCAATGCCACCCATCTGCCTGCCAACGGCACCTACGTGCTGGCTGGAGGAGATGATGGAGATGCCATCGATACGGCTGATTATGCTGCCGCCTCCGACGTGCTCCACCAGTACATCGAGGATTACCTGGTCAACATCACCAGTTGCGTCTACTGTGACAACGAGATTGCGGCAGGAACTTATGACCTGATCCCGATCCTGGCGGGGAAGCTCAACGAAGCCAAAGCCAACTTCTATCCCTACATGGGGTTCATCGGGATGGTGCCGAACGAGACTGTGGAGCACGCAAACGCCATAGCAAGCAACTTCTCAAACTATGAGCTTGCCCTGGTTGTCAACCCGTGGGACCGGACTGCACCAGAAAGGCTGGATGCGACTGTTGCCAGGGCTGCTCAGGAGGCTACCGCGCCTCTGGGAACGTCTTGTGCCAGGCGGGTGTCCAACATGAGCCTGCAGGGGCTTTCTGCCCAGGGGCTGCTGAACACCTACCGCAGGGAGACTGTCCGAGCACTGCACAACAGCAGGCTTGATGTGCTTGTAAAGACCAATGCCGGGATATTCTCATTCTATGGCCGCAATACCTCTAACGTATCGCAGTATATGGAGTGCGTGGATGTCCGGACTATCAATTACATGACTTGGGTCATCAAGTACTACACGGACATGTTCTACTTCGCCAAGAACACCCCCAGTGTCAGGGCGACATTCCGCGAGGATATAGCCAATGTGCTTGACCGGCTGGTAGCGGATGAGGTCATGGACGCCTACACCCTGACGGTCAAATCCGGGCGGTCCGAGGGCGACAAGGGCCTGGTGAGGGTCAAGCTCGAAGCTGAGAACGTTGGCCACATCAAGCGGTTCATAGTTGACTACTACAACGGCATCATCTCAAATGCCGTGGTAGCGGAGTGAGGAGGTCTAAAAAATGCCTGAAACAGACGGCATATTTTCGAAGTATCCTTCAGATATCCAGGTTAAGCTCAAGAATCCTGCTGGCGGGAATATCTGGATACCTTTTGTGGGGTCTTCGTTCGATATAACCAAAGAGATGACAGCCGAACACTACTCAGGATCGAGGCTGCCCAAGAACATCACTGAGGGTAACATCGACTACAAGGGAACCCTGGAAACCGGCTGGATTGTCGATGGACTGCCAGACGACTGGGAGGAGCAGGGGTATACCATGACAGATGCAACCAAATGGGAGTATCTGCTCTACACGTACCTGATCAACCCGTCCGAGCAGGGCAGCTCAGTGCCTTTCACCCTGGAGTTCCATGAGCGTGAGTACACCGGCTACATAGTCCCGAGCACCGGGGCTGAGCAGGTGGTGGGCGGCGAGATCTGGGCCCAGTTCATGGGCTGCAAGCTGAACCACCACACGTTCAACTCGTCCCAGGGGTCCGTCGCTAAGAGGGCTTACGACTGGATGGCACGAAGGGCCAAGTGGGGGAAAGACCACCCCGAGATCTAGGCGGCTCCGATTAGCCGCCTTCTATATTTTTTGAGGACAAAAAATGGCAGAACTTGAGATTACAGCTGAGGATATCACCCTCGGCATGCAGAACGAACGCACGATTACTCTGAGATCACCAAACCCCCAGTATAATGGCAAGACGGTGAGGATAAGGTCACTGAGGGGCGGGGAGTTTCGTAAGATCATGAACACGCTTAGGATCACCGGATCAAACGACCTGGCAGGAAGCTTTGCGATGGCCATGGAAGCCAGCAAGTCAGGTATCGTCACGCCCGGCATAAGCGACCGACTAGCAGATCTCGATCACGATATCATTCTCCAGATTGGGCAAGCCATCATGACCGGCTCCGAGCCCAAGGAGGAAGAGGTCGAGGATTTTTCGATAGCCCAGAAGGGCAGCTCCTCCTCTTAGAACATATTGCAGGCTACCGGCTGGCTGGCGGAGAAGTATCTAACCTCACGGCTAACCAGGAGATTTTCGTTGCTCTGGTTGCTATCGAGCAGATCAAGCTGAATGCGAAGATGGCCGGTGCCGAGGTCAAAGAGAGACCACGCAAAGGCCGGAAAGGAAAAGACGCCTACGGCGAGATGCTGGAACGAAGGGCACGCATGGCCGATATGGCCAAACAGATCCAGGCAGATCCCGAAAGTTTAGCAAAATATTCTAAACCGCTCTGAGGAACTATGACAGACCAAGGATTCAACACTTACTTCAATCTGATCGACAACTTCACGTCCAAGTTCGATGCGATCCAGAAAAGGATAACATCGGTAACCCGTGACAAACATGTAGTCGATTTTGGGGTATCTGACACATCTGTCAAGAACTCTTCAGATGCGGTAAAGAAAGTAATGGGGGATATGGAGGGGCTGCGAGATGCTTTCAGCCAACCATTATCTCTTACCGTCACAGATCTCATCAGTGGCAATCTTGCCGCCATAGGTCGCCAACTGGATATCCTGAGAGCCAAGGCCATCATCCCCGTGGGACTGTCCACTGGTGCGGCTGCTGCGGGCCTGGCAGCGGGCGCGCTGGGGGTAGCCGCCGTTGGTGGAGTGGCGGCGGCTGGCGTTGGATTGGCGGCACAGTCCGAAGAAATGATGATCCGTGTAAACAAGCTCATCGGGTTAACTGGCGAAGAAGCAAGAAATGTTAGTAGTGATGTTGACAAACTTCGCATTAAGACCGGATCTTCGGAAAGTGAAGTCGCGGCAGTGTATGAGATGGCAGGATCGAGCGCCATCGGGCTTGATAAGATAAACAAGGGAAAAGAACTTGAAGATGCCGGAGATGCCGCCGGCGCAGCTGAACAATACAGACTTGCTAGAGAAGAGATAAGCGGGTGGGCCGAACAAGTTTTAATGGCAAAAGTCGCCTTTGGCACATCTTCAGAAGAAGTCGCCGGGTCGATGAGTGCAATAGCCACATCATTCAAACCCGCCGAGACAAGTTTACTTGGTTTCACAAAAAGTCTGACTTCAGCAATTGATTATTTCGCAGACGAAACCCCTGGCAAGGTCACCGAGAGTGGCCTGATGATGGCAATGCAAGTCGCTTCCGCCGGTTTGCAGAAAATACAACCGACCGATGAGCAGGTTTCGGGATATACGGCACTCGCGGCAAGCATTATGGGCGTGGGCAAGTCGGGAGATCATGCCGGTGAGGTAATGCGTAAAGTCTTTATTACTATGCAAGGAGACGCCGAAAATATTGCGAAGGCCATGGGAATGTCGATGAAGGATTACCAGAACCTCCTCGACACCGACGCACAAAAGATCCTCGACCTTGCTCTCGAAAAATATACCACACTCAAAGGACAAGACGCGGTCGAATTTGCAAAATTGTTCGGTGATGCTTACGGCACAGAAATGTTTGCTGCAGTGGCGGGATCTCGTGATAAATTCGATGCTTATATGGCAAGCAAGGGCAAAGGCGGCAAAGCATACGAAGATGCGTCACGCATCGGCACTTCATTCGAGGGTGCCAAAGCTGGCACCCTATCTCAGTTATCAAGTATCAAAGAATCCATACTTGTTATCGGGAAAGCTATTGGCATGATATTTTTGCCCACCGTCAATTTGTTGTTGACTGTGGTAAATAAGCTGCTTGGGCCGATGGCCCTTTTAGCTGATGGATTTGTCAAGGTTGCTGATTCTATCCCTGGTCTGGGCCTGGTGGCCACAGTTGTCAGCGTTTTGGCTATGGCCACTGGCGTTCGGTTGCTTGCCCCATTGTTGCTCCAAACCGCGACAAACCTTGGCATTATGACGACGGCCACGAAAGTCTTCACGATGTACACAAACATCACCACGGGTGCAATCAAGGCGATGGGAACCACACTCGTGAAAGCCCTCGCATTCTCTCTAGCGAATCCGATCGTGCTTGTTATTGCTCTTGCCGCCGCCGTGGGCTATCTCCTCTACAAGACCGGCTATCTACAGAAAGCATGGGACAAGTTCAAGGACTCCGCCATCGGCAAAGACCTCATAGGCGGGCTGGTCACCGGCATTGCGTGGGTAACGGATGAATTCACAAAGCTGTTCTCGTGGCTAGATGAGCAATGGGCAAAAGGGAGTGAAGGTGCGTTCGGCTGGCTGCTGAGTGCATTGGACACCATCGCCTCAACTTTCGGATGGCTGTTTGACAAGATCGACGCCGCCTATGCAAGTGGTGAGCTCGGTGAGGCTCTGAAGATTGGCGTTATGGGCATGTTTCCCATTACGTTGCTCATCAAGCCACTAGAGGCGATAGTCGGCTATGTGAGCAGGTTATTGGATGGCTCAAATATCGTTGCCGACCTGCTCTCTGCGGGTAAACGTGTCTGGGAAAACATTTACAATGTTCTCTCGTGGCTTTATGATACGGCACGAGGCATGATATCCTGGCTCCGGGATAGCCTGGGCATAACCAAGTCAGATGCCAAAAAGAAGTACGAAACAGCTGTTGAGAGAGCAGGCGGCATCGAGTATCTCAATGAAGAAGGTAAAGTAGGCTGGTATGACAAGCAGGGCAACCCAGTTCCAGAATCTGAAGTTCCGAGCTATTTACTCAAGGCCTTTGACAAATATCAGAATGCTCCGGGCGGTATACCAGAAGACATCATCGGGGTGCTGAAAAAATTGCTCGATGCTATTCTGAGTTTGCCGGGCACCATATCAGCGGCCATCAAGAGCTGGTTCCCTGGTGCTGGTGGCGCAGAAGATGCTGATCGCAGCCCCGCTGAGATCCAGGCGGGCATGGCGGTTGAAGCGAAAGCTCCCGGAGCTTATGTCATGGGGCCAAATGAGCAGAAGATCTCGCCTTCTCAGTGGGCTATGCAATACCTCTTCGACTCATCCGGGGAATTTGGCAACAAGACGGTTTACGGGCCAGGTGGGGCTGAACTGGGCACCGTCCAGGATTTCATGACTCGTGATACGGCCCTGAACACCATAGTCCAGGCGACAAAATCAGGTGGCAAGCCATCCGCGGTTCCGGGGATAAACTTCAGTGAGGATACGTGGCTGGATCTACTTCAAACCACCCATGTGAGCTATCCCAACGCTCAGGAAGTATACGAGCGTATTTCATCCGGTAGAGAAGGAACCAAAATAGAGTCCGACCGGTGGGGGAACGAGTATCTTTCGCCCACTCCACCAGAGACCTTCAAGAACCAGGGCAGGATGTATGTTGCCTATGGAGACAACGGGTCTTTCGATGTCTGGAATGCATCTGGGAAAGTCAAAAGCGGGTTCGAATCAGAAGCGGCAGCCAAAGAGTATATCTCCAACCAGCCGCAGTATGCCGTGGGAGCAACTTTCAAGAAGGGCGGTCTCTTCGCAGGTCTAGTCCACGAGAAAGAGGAGATCATCCCCCAGGCTACTGCACAGCGAGGAGCCGGGCCGATAGCAAGGGCATTGGATACCCTGTACGGTGTCACGGCTGGCAGCAGATCGTCCACCAGCCCCCAGAAGACGGAGGTCCATGTCCACAACACAAATGATTTCTCCGGGATGAGGCTGAGCAGCGATATAGATATAGAAAAATTGATGAAAGAGATTGATCGGCGGATCGAATCAAAATCGATATCCGCTGTTCATAAGGCTATGGGGCAGAGAAGGACGTAACATTCAGAGACCTCAAGAGGGGCACTGTCTGCTCCCAGGGGAGCATTATCCCGCCATGAACACTTGTTTGCCTATCTTTTTGGTAGAAAATGTCAAAGAGATCTGCATTTTTCGGCACATCACTCACCCTTAAAATCGTGCCATCAACGCCGTCAATTTTGCGTTCTGCCGGAGCCACAACAAAACCAGCACTTTCAAAGTACTCTATCTGTCCCTTCTGATGTTGTGCTAGGTCATACTTTATGGCCTCACCGTAGTGGTCAACAACCAAGATCCCTGCGGTAAAACCGCCCGAGTACATAGTAAGCTCATATCTGTCATTAACCACACCGCTCAGAGTTTCAGTCTGGGATATGTTCTTTTCAAACTCCACCGGCCCGCTCTGGAGTTCTGGCAGGCTGAAGGAAATCCTGTAAGGCCCGATATCCTCGCTGTAGTTGATCAGTTCTTCCGCCTGCGCGCCGCCCATGAGCGCGATCAGGAGCCCAATAAATAGCAATCGTTGCATGTTGTACCCATAGACCGCCCGCATAATCAACTTTTTGGTGTTTGCATATGATATTCAAAATAGGTTGGCTCACGCTCGGAGATCCGTCTGAAGAAGAGGTTAATCCGGGCCCCCAGCACGCCAGATGGACTAAAACAAACGTCGTGGTTGAGAAACCCATCCCTGGAAAGGGAAACAAGACCATCACTATCAGAACATCAGATATGGTCTTGGACCATTGTGAGCTGACTGTCAGGAGCATCACAAATGATCGCTACAAGCAGCTCAAGCACCTATGCGATGAGTGCGGCCCTTTCAAGGTGGTATGCAACCATGTTCCGGATGGGCTGAACATGTACATATTGGATCGCTCCATTGATCATAGCGAGAACGACAAGGAGCCGCCACTGACAGAGACTCAGACCGGCGAAACCCTGAACGTCGCCACGTGGACTATCAGTTTGCTTGAGGCTTGGGACTGAAGATGATCGACCACACGGTTGAGATCGGCGATGTGGATGTCTCGGAAGAAGTAATCTCCATCCAGGTTCAGGACCAGATTGAGACCGACAGCGATCCTGGGAAGCTTACGGTCACGCTGGCCAACCGCCTCAAGAGGAGTTATGCCACCACATGGCCACCCCAAACCACCTCGATGAAGATCATAATCAGGAATTGGGTATATCACAACGAAAGCCATCGAGCGGCAGCCGGGGGTCGGACGGAGGCAGAATACCTCGTAGCCTATGGCCATGTGACTGACATCAAGCGCAACCACGAAGAGGTAGTTGTCACCGGAGAATGCGATCTAGGCCACCTAGCAGATGCCATTTCCCAGAACTATGATAGCTCGGTGACGCATCCAGACCATGCTCCTCGCGCTCGAGAGGTCCTTACGGACGTTCTTGACCTCCACAAGGGCGAGAAGATCCAGCTGAACTATTTCGCCAGGAACCCGGTTCTGGAAGGCGGGAAGAAGTACAACAGCGATGACACGTTCCAAGATGTCCTCGAAGACCTGCGGAACGATACAGGAGCATTCTATTACTTCTCAGAAGATGGGGTGCTCCAATTCAGAGACCCGGTAGCCAACCGGGGAGAGTATGATCTGGACCCGTACATAACGAACCCGGACGACACCAGCAGCATCATGGGGCTTCGCAACAGGGTCACCGTCATAGGAGCAGGCAGCCATTCGATGCAAAGCCCTGGTGTCCTGACACCTCGATCCGAGACCATCCAGGCTACGGCCCAGGATGATGAATCTATCGCAGAGCTAGGCATCCTAGAAGCTCCAGTTGATAGAGCCCCGCACTGCAAGACTGTCGACCAATGCCAGGCCAGAGCGGACATGCTACTGAACTTCTACAAAATGTTCAAAGATGCTCTCACCAAGCCGAAGGTGGCCGGTATTATCCCGCCGCTTCATTCCACGGTGACATACACGGTATTCGTCCCCATATCAGAAAGTGACTCGATTGGAGGGAAAATAGTAGGCTCCGTAGTTGCCAGGAACATATCCTATTCTATCGATGGTCTTGAGGCAGAGCTCACCGTGGCCCCCGGTGTAGAAAATATGGACGTTAATGTTGGCGAAGCCGATATCGAATCTTACACGGGCGACTTTGGAACTGAGGAGTACTAAATGGTCAATCTAAAGCACCGCGTCATGGATCAGACCCGGAGGCAGATCAACCGCAGGCTCAGGATAGAGATCTGTTGTGTCACTGGAATCCACAATCACGAAGCTCCGGGCGATAGGAAGTTCAATACGGTCGATGTGATAATGAGGGACCGGCCTGCGAAGAACGACAAGTACCGGTTTCGTACAGACGTAATAGTCCCGCCCAATTACCTGGGCGGCCATTGCATGGGCGACACCAGGAGCCCCCGGGTTGGGGATGTGGTGGTGGTCCTGTTCTATGCAGATCGAGAGGGTTATGTGCTAGGCCCGGCCTGGTCATGGGCCGAATACCCGGTCTGCAGGCCCACCCCTTATGATATAGCCAAAAAGGGCGGCCAATGGATGAAGCCCTACCAGGATGAGTGGAGCGACTTTCCGGAAGAACCCTATCCCCAAATCAAGAAACCCTACTGCGATCGATGGTTCCATGGTCCGGTTAAAGGGACTACCGGCAGAGGTCGAGATTGGGCCCGAGTGTACGATTACTGTCAGGAGGGGGATGCCACTCCAGACTGCAGCATCTGCAAGACCATCGACTCGATAGGCCGGGATAAGAACAGCTGGGATAAGGTCTACTCTCACGAGACAGAATCTTGTGAAGCTCCAAGCAAGCGGCGGGAGCTCCACGTACCATGCGGCTCTTGCATACGATTTGAAAGCGAGACAGGCCAAAGCGTGGTGTATTCGGAGGGTCTCGGGCATATCCAGATTCAGGGGGCCACATGCGAAGACTGTCCGAAAGGCCATCTTACTCATTATCCTGATGGCAGTTGGGAGGTTCAAAGCGAAACTTCCAGCATGAAGGATAATCTCCCATGTGGTGCCCGAGTTCGGGTATACAGCCACGAAAGCGAGGGTGATATAGCAGCCGAGATGATTTGGTATGATGCTGGCAATCCGTTCATACGGATTATGAAAGACGGTGAGATCATCATCCATTCCCCCACCAAGATCACGCTCGATGCTCCATTGGTCGAAGAGACTCATGATAACCTGGTGAGTGGCGATAATACCGTCACGGGATTTTGCTCTCACGGCGGATGCTCGTGTCCATAGAGAGGTGATTTTTTTGAAAATTGAGTTGACCGACGACGAATTTGTATGTCTGCTCGCATTTCTCGAAATGCAGTTGACCGCGATCGCAAACAATCCTGTCAGCAAGAAATTGCTTCTGGAAGCCAGCCAGGTTTCCGAGGGCCAATTGGCAGTGCAACAGTTCAAGACATTGACCGATCTGACTAGGCGGCTGCATGCAATGTTGGAGTGATTTCTCTTGGGCATATACTTAGCAGGCGAACTTATCCCGGCGGCCAACTTGCCGGACTTCAAGGCGACTATCCCCGGTGGCGGCAGCAAGTTCAATGTTACGGTGACCTCTCGGGCGGCTTTCTCTGCAGCCCAGATCAGGGCTTGTGTCCTGGGGTCAACCGTCACCATAAGCGCGAACGGTGTCAACTATACTGGGACTATTACCGGTTTTGGATGCAGAGAAGGGTACGGGTTATGCCAGATCGAGGAGGCTACAATTATGGGCGGTAGTGGCGGCGCGGGATCGTCGTATTATGATATAGTGATCATCGCCGAAGACAATATTATCCGGGTCCAAGATAACGAGGGCAACATCCTTGATGAGGGAACTCTGGGAGTAGATGATACGGACTGTTTCGATACTGCAGTAGCCAACTGCCCCCAGAACGGCAAGATCTTCATCTGTCCGGGCACGTTCACCCTGGAGGCCAACAAGCTGTTCTACCTGAATGGCTCAAGCGAAGAAGAAGCCTCAAATCCGTTCTACTATGCCATAGGTATCCTGGACGGCCAGAACATCGTTCTGGAGGGCTCTGGGGTGGGCTCAACGATCCTCAAGATGGCCGCCCACCAGCATTATGAGGGCCACCATGCCGTGATGATCCTCAACCGGGCCCACTGGTGGGGCGACGGGGCCACCATGTTCGTCGTCTCAGATATGACGATTGATGGGAACCGTGACGAGCAGGACGAGTGGTATCATGACGGCCCTGGACTCTTCCTCACCGGAAGCCTGGCCAGCAATTTCAGGTTCCAGAGGCTTTGGCTCAAGGATTCGTTTGGTTACGGCATCTACTGTGGAAACAACGGCAGTGGTCCGGTTAACGGTCTCGTATTCAGCGATATCCGGGCCACGAATTGCTACAAATCGGCAATTATGACTGACACTG